GCTCCGGATCGTGGGTTTCCAGCCAGCTGCCGATCAGGGCCATCAGCCGTGCCGGATGGTCGGCGAAGCGCTCCAGGACGATCGCGGCGCGATAGCGCATGTCGCCCAGGTGCATGCCGTCCACGTCGGGTTTCCACACCAGGTTGAGCGTCACTTGCTCGGTCCAGCTATCCAACTGTTCGGCGGCCACTAGCTGGCGTTCCAGCAGATAGGTGGTCAGGGCTTGGAGCTTGGTCATAGGAGCGCCACCGTGATACGGCCACGACCTTGCAACGACCGGACGGATTGCTGGCTGAATTCCAGAAACGTTTCGCCACGCTCGGGCAGTTCTTTGCCCGTGTTCTCCGCGCTTTCACGCCGCGTCACGGTGGTGAACTGGGTCAGCAGACTGGCCTTGGCGCGGCAGTACACGGCGCGCTTGTAGGTCGCAACCTTGAATGTCCGTTCCGGCAGCAGGCGCGAATCCGCGGACTCAACCGAACCGATGCCGGCGGCTTGCCAGCGGGCTTTGCACTTGGCTAGGTCGTCGTTGACCTCGACCATCGCGGTGGTCAAATCGGTGACCAGCATTTCGCCCAGGTACTCCGCCGGCAGGCGGTAACCCTTCTGGAATTCGGCCACGGAGAGGTTCGGCCAGAAGCCGTCGTTCTCAATCACCTGGTCCACAAAGGTGGTGGGTTTCCCGGAAAAGCTCATTGCTGGCCACTCAAATAGGGCGGGGAAACTGTTTCTCGTGGGGCGGCCATAAATGGCCGACTCACGTCCACAGTTCCCCGCTGGGGGGGTAGTCGGGTTATTCGGTGCCGGTACCGGCGGGTTGTTTGTCCAGGGCTCGACGGGCTCCGGCCAGGCGAGTGCCTACGCCGATTTCCGGATACAGCTCAGTGGCCCGTTCAAAGTGGGTGATGGCCTTCGCCCAGTCCTTCGCTTCCATCGCGATGATTCCGAGCAACTTGTGATAGCGAGCCGGGATCTTTTCGAACAACACCCAGCGACCATCGACCCACGTCAGCAGATCAGACAGGAAAGGCTCAGGGCTTCGGCCAGCCTTGTGCTCGACCTCGGACCACTCGATCAACTCGTCTGCGACGAAGGTCGGCACATCACGTCGGAAACGCTCCGGCATTGTTTGCCCTTGCTCCATGGCGAAGTTGGCCAGCTCCAGCCCCTGTTCGAACTGGGCCGTGTCGAACAGCCAGACCAGGACCTGCATCAGCACCGGGTTGGCGTGGTTCAACCCGCTGTCGCGGTAGCGCTGCACGTAGTCCTGGTACTTGGGCAGCAGTTCGTCGCGTTTGAGCTGCTGACGCGCCTCGCGACTGTTGATCGCGCTGATGCGCTCCAGGTCGATCGCCAAGGCATCTTCCATCAGCTTCAGGTGCTTTTGCGCATTCGCAGGACTCGCTAAGGCGGTCGACGAGCTGTAGGGCACCGCTACCGCCTCGATGTCAGGACCTTGAGCGAGAACACGCCGCTTGTGGGCCAGAGCGATGCTCATCACACCAGCTCCAGGTTGCCGGCTTCGATCGCCGCGAATTTCTCCAGCTGCTCGATCACGTAGCCCTCGTTGCGGCCGTTGTAATCTTCGACGCGGGAGCGTTTCGGGTTTTCGAGCAAGTGACGGCGCCAGCTGGTGTCCTGGAAGTAAATCGACAGGTTGTCCCAACTGGTGACGACCACGCCGGTGGACGGAAAGTGAGGCACGATGAAGGACGGCAGACCGCCGTAGGTGGCGATCACCTGGGCGCCCTCGATGCGCTCTTTCTCGGTCGGGGTATCGCCCTGTTTGGCGTACAGCTTGCCCTTATCGTTGGCCAGCAGATCGCTGCCGACGATTGCAATCAGGTCGTTCGCGTCACGGAAGACCGGATCGATCATCTGTTTGACGTCATGAACCAGGGCATCCAGGTTGGCGTAATCACCACCGGCACCCAAAGTGATCTTGCCAGCGGTTTTGCCTTCCTTCAGCACCTGAGCCGGGATCTGCTCACGGGCCAGTTGCAGCCAACCTTTGTTCACGTCCTCGAGCAGCGGGAACGCCTTGATGTCGGTTTGCACCGCCGCATGGGTGCCGTGCCAGCCAACCATGATTCGGTCCAGGGCAATCTGCCGTTGCACGGCCGCCGAGTAGCGATCGGCAAAGTCGGGAAACTTCGACCAGCTGTCGACCGTGGCGAATGGCAGGCCCACGTCGGATTCGGTGTGGAACAGCTCATAGCCCAGGGCGGACAGATCCACCATGTCCTTGGCTTCGCGATCGGTGGTTTTGGTGTTGGTGCGGCTGGCCACTGGACCGCTGACACCGATCATGACTTTCTGACCTTTCAGGTCACTGACCGGCACGATGTTGATGCGAGTCAGAAAGTCGGAACGCTCGGTGATTTTGTCGTTCAGTTCCTGGGCGATTGTCGGTTCAACCGCGAATTGGCGCGTGGCGGTTTCAACGCCGTAGGCTTCGGCGATGTCCTGTTGCAGCGCGAAATATTGCTGTTCGGCGCGGGGGCTAAGGGCTTGGCTCATATCACAGCACCCGCTTTTTGGTGGTGGTGACGGCGCCAGTGGTGTTCGGCACCTGGCGGGTGGTCGCGGTGTTCACCAGCGTGGAGAAGTGCTTTTCCAGTCGAGCCATGCTCGCGGCCAAGGCCTGATTGGTAGCACCGCCCTTGCGGCGGAACTCGCGCTGTTCTTCAGCAGTGGCGACGATGTCTTCGACGGCGCTTTGCACGTTGTCGATCGGTTCTTGCTCGGGTTCTGGGGCTTCTTCAGCGGCAGGCTCGATCACGGCTTGAATGCCGGCGGCGACCAGCAGCAACTGCTCCAGCAGCGCTTTCAACGCCGTGGCTGTGGCTTCATCCATTGGGGTTTTGCTCTCGGTTGGGGTTTGCGAAGTGGATTGCTCGGTGGTGTCCTCAAGGCCGAAGCGCTTGAACAAACCAGAGAACATCGACAGCAGCTTTTGCAGCTCGCCTTGGGGTTCCGGTTCGTCCAGGGAGCCCAGCGGCACGGACGCGGCGTAATAGGCGGTACGGGAGGTTTTGCGGGAGAAATACAACTCTTGGGTGCCGACGCTCGCCGGCTGGTCGGTGACGGCCAGCCCGGTCATGTAGGCTTTGCCCTTGCCGCGAAAGTTGGGGGTGATTTCGATGCTGGTGAACAGCTTCTGGCCCTGGTCGTTCAGCCATAGCAATTGATCGTTAGGCTTGAGCTGGGCTTCCAGGGCAATCTGACCTGGCTCCAAATCTTCACCTTCTTCCACCAGGCGGACCGCGTACACGGTGCCGTGGGAACCCTGCCAACGTTCGTGTTCGCACCAGATCACTGCCGTGTAAAAAGACGGTTTGTAGGTCTCGGCGATATCGCGCAGTTCCTGGGGGGAAATCTCGCGGTTATCAGCGGTGGTGCCGCTGGTGGCGACACGTTTCCAGAAGGAAACAAGGGAACGGGGCATGGGCGGTAACTGCGCTCAATCGGTGGTTTGAGCCGCCACGATAGGGAGCCGACAGCGCCCAAACAAACGCTTTGCTTTTGCGTTCCTCCTATTTTCACAATCTAGGAGGATGGCGGATTTTAACCCCGCGTTTTGTGCGTTTTCGCCGCATAGACTGCGGCCCATGCTCTATTCAATCGAAGTCAAAGAAGTCGCTAAACGCCTTTATCTGCGCCGCTGCAAGCCGCGAGAAATTCAGGCTCAACTCAAGCTGCCCAACATCCGTATCGTCTATTACTGGATCGCCAAGGGCGGCTGGGACGAGATGCTATCGGACGAGGAACCGCTGACGGCGGTCGGCCGGCGAATCACCCTGATCCTGGAGAAACAGACCACCCTGACCAAGGGCGAACTGGACGAACTCGACCGACTGACCACTGTCCGCGATCGGCTGTTGAAGCAGTCGAACAAGTCGCCGCCAGCGTCGACCGGTGATGCGCCGACAGAGCACCAGGACACCCGTCAGGGGCAACGCCGGGAGCGCGGCGACAAAGGCAGCAAGAAGCGCGAAAAGAAGGTGAAGAACGACGTTTCCGGCCTGACCGAAGTCGACTTCCTGGATAAGTTCATCAGCAAAATGTACAGCTATCAGAAGGAGCTGTTTGAGGCCAAACAGAACCCGCTGACGCGTCGGATCCGCAACATCCTGAAAAGCCGCCAGGTAGGCCTGACCTATTACTTCGCCGGCGAAGCGTTCATGGACGCGGTGCTGACCGGCGACAATCAGATGTTCTTGTCGGCCAGCCGATCGCAATCGGAGATTTTCCGCAGCTACATCATCCAGTTCGCCCAGCAGTGGTTCGGGCTGGAGTTGACGGGTAACCCGATCGTGTTGAGCAACGGCGCCGAGTTGCGCTTTCTCAGCACCAACAGCAGCACGGCCCAGGGACACCATGGCCACGTCTACATCGACGAATATTTCTGGATCCGCGACTTCGAAAAACTCAGCACCGTGGCCAGTGCCATGGGTACTCACAAGAAATGGCGTAAGACGTATTTCTCGACGCCGAGCGCGGTCACCCACCAGGCGTACCCGTTCTGGACCGGTGAAACCTTCCGCAACAGCAAGCGCAAGGCCGCCAAAAATCCCTGGCCGAGCGAAAAGGAGATTGCGGCCGGTGCGCTGTGTCCGGATGGCCAATGGCGCAAGGTCATCACCATCGAAGACGCGATCGCCGGCGGCTGCGATCTGTTCGACCTGGAGCAACTGCAACTTGAGTACGACGCGGACAAGTTCCAGCAGTTGTTCTATTGCAAGTTCATCGACAGCACACAGGGCGTGTTTTCCCTGGCGGACCTGGAGCGCTGTTACTCCGATCTGGCGTTGTGGACGGATTACGATCCCGACGACGATCGGCCTTATGGGAACAGCCCCGTTTGGATCGGCTACGACCCCAGCCGAACCCGTGACGATGCCACCTGTGTGGTGTTGGCCCCGCCATTGGAGACAGGCGCCAAGTTCCGGATCCTGGAGAAGCACAGCTGGCGTGGGCATTCGTTCACGTACCAGGCGGCCCAGATCAAAAAGCTCACGGAGCGCTTCAACGTGCAACACATTGGCATCGATACCACCGGCATCGGGTACGGCGTGTTTGACCTGGTGCGCGACTTCTACCCGCGTGCGACGTCGATCCACTACAGCCTTGAAACCAAAAATACACTGGTACTCAAAGCCCAGGACACGATCCAGGGCAGCCGCATCGAATGGGATGCCGGCTGGAACGACATCGCCCAGGCCTTCCTGACGATCAAGCGCGGCGCCACCAGCAGCGGACAGATCACCTACAGCGCGTCCCGCACCGACGCCACCGGTCATGCCGACGTGGCTTGGGCGATCATGCACGCGCTGGCCCACGAACCTCTCAACACCAACAAACAGCGGCGCAGCCGCTACACACTCAGCGGATCAGGCAGCCATGGCCCAGCAAAAAAACCAGCAGCAAGTCACTCAACCACACGGGCCCACACGAGCGTTTTCGTTCGGCGCACCCGAGCAGGTGCTGACCGAGAACATCGGCCAATATCTGGGCACCTTTGCCAGCCACGACGGCCGCATCTACACGCCGCCGGTGTCTCGCCAAGGCCTGGCCAAGCTGCTGCGCGCCAACGCACACCACGGCGCCATTCCCGGGTTCAAACGCAACTTGCTGCTGCGTGAGTTTATCCCCTCGGCGGGATGCAGTATCCGCAGCATGAGCCGCGCCGGTCTGGATTTCATGGTGTTCGGCGAGGCTTACTTCCAGCGCAACCGCAACGTATTCGGCGAAGTCCTGGAAATGGAACACCTGCCCGCGCTCAACATGCGAGTGAAGGTCGACGGCGGTTTCGTGATGTTGCTGCCAGACGGCAAAGAAGTGGAGTTCGACCAGGACGAAATCGAGCATGTCCTGAACTACGACGTGGAACAGAACATCTACGGCGTGCCCGATTACCTCGGCGGCCTCCAGGCGCTGCTGCTCAACGAAGCCGCGACCTTGTTCCGCCGGCGCTACTACAGCAATGGCGCCCATGCCGGTTACATCTTCTACACCAACGATCCGAACCTGACGGAAGAGGACGAGGACGAACTGCGCGCCCAGATCAGTGCGAGCAAGGGTGTGGGTAACTTCAGGTCGATGTTCGTGAACATCCCGGGCGGAACCGAGAAAGCGATTCAGATCATTCCCGTGGGAGATTTCCAAGCCAAGGACGAGCTGGAAAAGGTGAAAAACATCACCCGAAACGATGTCATTGCTGCGTGGCGCATGAACCCCGCGCTAGCCGGGATCATCCCGGAAAACAGCGCGGGGTTTGGTGACATCGAAAAGATTGATCGGGTCTACACCAGCAACGAGATACGACCTATCTGCCAGCTGTTCAACCAGCTCAACGATACGTTGAGGTCTGACCGGTGGATCGGTTGGCGGGATTTGGAGGCCGATATATGAAAAAGCCCGGCTAAAGGGCCGGGCTTAGATCATTCTTTTTCGCTTGAGTCGTCATCATCAACTGGTAGCGGCTTTGTTTTTTTCTGTCGTTGTCGGATCACGAAGACGCTCGCGATTGCGACCATCGTTGACCCTACCAACCCTGCGGCTATGTTTACGTGCCCCAGAAAAACCATCACAGCTCCAAGCGCCAGCACGCCAAATGCTAAGGCAGCGCCATAATGTTGGCCCCGGGTTTCCCGGCTTTTTATATGCTGGATCGTCGCCTGACGTAGTTGGGCCTCACTACGCTGTATCTCATGGCGGTGCGCTTGCTCACGCTCGGCCATTTGGAAAATTCGCTCTGCACCTCCGGGAACAGCTTTGTCATACTCGATTAGCTGACGAGGTGGAGGTAGCGGACCTGAATGTCTCTCCTCATGAACTGCAATCGCAGTAACCAGAATCTTCTGTATTGCAGCCTTACCTTGAGGTGTCTGGAGCAGGTGCTGAATCGCGTCTGAAGGCCCCTCATCCTCTTCTAGAGTTTCAAGAGCTTGGCTAACCTCAGCTCTCAATTCGTACGACTCGTGATCCCCACCTTCAGTCCCATTTTTTTCATCAGCCATGCTTGAGTGCTTCCTGATCCTTTTTACGTTTCATCCTCTGATCAAGCTCTCGAACAACCTCGTCATAGGCGTCTGAAACGACATGCCCTACCTTTTGCCAGTCACTCGCTAAAGCATGGCTATCAGCGGACATGCAGATCGCATTTTTAGGCCATGAACGGGTATACCCATACGACTTGGGCCGAATATGCGAGATCTCCTCATCGCTGAGCTTCAGCCACTCAGCGTATTCCCTACGAGCCTCATGTGTCGGCGGATACACGTGCGCCACCTCATCAACAATAACGAGGTAACGGTCAATCTCGTGTATGAGATCCGTGTCTGGAAAAATTTCCAGTACAGAGCCCAACGAGTCGAGATCGAGGGGAATCAGCGAAGGTGATTTGCGTTTCTTCATTTCCGTGAGCGCCTTGAATGAGCGATCGCTAGCCTTTTAACGTGTTGGGAAGCCTCTTATACAGGATCTGAGCCTGACGCGTGAAGAGGATAGGTGTTACTCAATATAGTCATTATTCCTATGCCGTAGACACCATTCTGGCGAAAAGGATCACACAAGCTCTCTCCCCGTCGCGCATCTCGCGGATGAAATATTTATGGATGCTGGAAATCCCAGCCCCACCAGCTCACTAAGGCAGCTAAGTGGGTGTTGTGATTGCTAATGCCCTCTCCCGCCCTACCGAAAATACGGGCCTGATAGACGGTGCCTATAAGGAAAAAAGGCAACCACTCGTGGCAATATAGTTCCTTATAAGGAACCATCGGGACGAAAAGCTATGCGGGTGTATTGCAAAGAGTGTGGCAGTAAAGGACGGATCGCTTCACGAGATGAGCTTTCGAAAGAGTTTGCCAAGCTTTACTGCCAATGTGGCGACACAGCGTGCGGTCATACGTGGGTGGCTAATCTTACTTTTTCTCACACCTTGAGCCCTTCTGCCCAATCATGTGATCGCTTGGTGTACGACCGACTTCGCCACCTCACTCGCGCTCAGCAACGTGAGCTGTTCGATCAACTGGGTACTCAGCTCGCCTTATAGTTTTTCAACTTAATCTCAAATTCGTTGAAGTGATTTATTACATCGGCGCTAATTTCCAGAAAACCATTTCTAGCGCGCTCAGATAGCTGAAGCTCTGAGGCTGATGCACCGATCAAAAATATGAACTTATTGCCGAGGCTATGCGCTTCGTCAATCAGTTCTGTTTTTTTTGGTTCGGCCTCAATCATTTTTAAAACTTCCTGTTTGGCGGGTCTTGATGGGACGAAGTTTAGATAGTGGCTTTTTGAATCGTCAAGCGCTTTTTTTAGATCTTGTAAAACTCTCAAGAATCGTCATTTTATTTTTATGGGGGCTTCTGACACGCGTTGAAGTGTGGTTGCGGCCAGCATTTTCGGGCCGGAGGCTATGCCCTTGCGATTCCGATAGAAAATAACGAAATGACGAATTAACGAAATCACGAATTCTTTAAGTATGTACGTAAGTACATAAGTGAAAATGGCCAAAGGTACGTAGGACGTTTAGGCGCCTAAAACGTAAAAGCGTTTATGCGCAAATGCGTTAAAGGTGCTTCGTATAGTAATACTGTATCGTGTCACTTGTGCAGCAGCTGCTGGGGAAGTGAATAGCGGTTGTTTCGATATAATGATTGCATTTTCGATGTATTGGCGTGTCAGAGACAGGTGTTTTGATAGCATTTTACGAATATCTATTTGTCGGAAACGTCTTATTGATAGTTCGATATAACTATATTGCTCCATCAGGATCGTAATCCTGATGCGCTGATCATGTACGGAAAAAGGGCGCCAATGAGGCGCCCTTGATGTTTCGGATGTAGGAATTTTAGCGGCTAAAATGCTTCAGGCTTCAGCCCACCAGCCCACCAGCCCTTCAATTTTGATCACTCCGTACCGTCGGCTGCCGTCCGTGCTTTCGAACGCCGCGACGACTTGCCCTCCAGGCAACGGAATTTGTACCAAGCCATTACCGGTATCGTGTTGCAGCAGCCGAGTCGCTTCCACTAAATGAAAGTCGCTCGGCAGCTCCAGTTGCTGGCGGGCTTGTTGCTCCTGGTGGTCTGAAACGACGATGAACTGTCTATCAATAATCATGCTGTTTTCCTTTAATGCATGGGCCTTTCGCGAGCAGGTCCGCGACTACAGCGACGTCTTGTTCGGTTAGATCTCCCATGGTTCGTGCGAAACCCGCAACATCTTCAAGGTGTACCCGGGCGTCAGGTGTTTTGTGGACCAGATAGCCGATCAGTGCCGCGCCCACGACAGCGGTGGCGAGTTGCCGGCGGGACGGGGTAAAGGCACGACGAGCGAGTTGCCGGGGCTCTGTGGTAGCCTTTGCCTCGCCGCTACTTGGGTGCTGTGCTTGCATGGTGTTGCTCCTCTTGTGGTGGTTGGTGTCGGGGAGGTGCGAACTCCTCGACACCGTCTCTCTCACGCTTGCCGCAAGCGGCTTGCCGTGAATACCGGGCGCTGTTCACAGCGCACCTCAAACAATCCCAGGTCATGCCCGTCTACGTCGCGCATATGCACGACGGTGACGAACGTCGGGGTGTCTTCCGGGTGATCCCGCCAGTGTGCGGCTGCCACCAGCTCGGCCAGGTCTTCGGGTGTGCGTTGATCGATGTAGCTGGACGGTAGCGGCAGCTCGCCGGGCAGGCTGTTGGCGACGTAGCGAATAATCATTGCTGCGCTCTCCTTAAGCCTGGCGAACCAGGTGCACCACAAAGTCCTCTGGAATCCTGGAATGAATGCCTTGGGCCTTCAGTTCCAGCGCGGCCCTGATCTGGAACTGCGTGCAGTCGTCCGCCAGGAACTGTTTGGCACCGGTCATTGCCCTCTCAGCAATCTGGTTGACGAAGAACGGCGTGGTGCAATGTTCGCCGACGAGAATTGGCGCTTCGATCCCCCGCGCTTTCAGCTCCGCCTGAATGGCGCGTAGCCGCGTGGTTTTGCCTGTGGTTTGGCCGCCGGTGATGACTTGTACTTGCATGGTGTCGCTCCTTGGTTGCTGTTGGATCAGGCTCCGCGCCCGAAAAAATGTCGCGTGTGCCCGGGCGTACCCCGGAACATCCGGAACAATTAAAAGTGGATGGCCGCCAGCCCACGGTTTACGGGGCTTTCAGCATGACGGCGGTTTGAAACGCCGAGCCGGAACATTGCGGAACAGCTTTTTCGCGAGAAACGCTGTACCTCTTGATCTACAAGGTTTTGCGAGGTGTTCCGGCAAATGCCCATGGCGGAACACTTCTGGAACAGCGATTGGAAAGTTGTTCCGGTGTGTTCCAGCGTGTTCCGGTCGGGGCTAATGGGGTGATGCTTGTTATCTATCTGTTTTTTATAGATATTTTTCTTATAGATATTCATGTTCCAGATGTTCCACCCGGTCAGTGGCCACATACGCATTTCCTCAAAAACAGGGGTAGCCCCCCATACACGTGTTTTTATCCCCAGGACGCTCATCACTATTTGCCCCCCTTCCGGAACAGCCAGCAGTTGAGCGATCGCTTCTCAATGACCGAGCGGACTTTGCGTGTCTCTATGAAGGTGTGTGAGGAACTGAGCGGCAGTGCACGGTGTAGCTGGGTCGCGTGGATGACCTCCTGGCCAGCGAGACGGCAAGCGTTGTGGAAGTGTTCGATGTTGATGGCGATCAGGTCTTTGTCGGCGCTGTGGTTGAGCGTTTCCTGAATGACTTCGCGATCGCCAGTTGCATCGCTGATCGAAACCACCCGCTCGTTCAGGTAGTGATAGATCTGCCAGAAGCGCCCGGCCGTTGGGTTCTCAGTACTGACACGCTGTTGCCGATCGATGGCGCGGCGCTCGATATGCTTGATGACCTGTTCCAGGGCGTCGTCGCTCCAGTCCGGGAATAGCGCCTGGGTGGCCTTAGCTGCGGCCATCATTTGCGCGTGGCACAACACGATTCGCTGATGCTGAAGCACCGGATTGGCTTGCAGTCGTTGCTCGTACCCCGGAAAGGCGTCGAAGTAGCGCTGGAGCCAGGTTGATTCCTGTCCGATGCAGTGGCCCAAGTAGCCTGCTAACTGCTCGACGGGAATCCCATTCAGGCGGGTGGCCAGAACCTTCAATGCAGGGGTGTGGTGCGCCCTGTTCGCGTGGAAATGGGAGATACGGGTCAGGATTGCTTCGGAGCCTTCAACACTGGCGTTCTGAGCAATGCACAGCGCCGCGAGGAAGATCAGGCTATCGGTGTCGTTGCTGGAAGACTTGACCCCTACCGTTCGAAGAGTGGCGTTGTGGTCAAAGAGCGCTTTCCACTTTTCCCAGTTGTATTGGCTGACTACCGTGCGGCCCTGGGCGTCAACGACCTGGCTATCAGACTCGATCAGCACTACCGGAAGATTGCTTACCTGGGACAGAGCCCGGGTCAGGCCGATCGCACTTGCGCCGTCACTATTAGGCTTGATGCCTTCATAGTTGGAGCGGCCGAGTAAACGCCACAAGAAGCGCAGCAAGCTGGATTTGCCGGCACCGGCGTCGCCTGTCAGCTCCAGGAACGGCCAAGACTCCTGTTTCGTGCGGATCTGTTGCACGAACAGCGTGGCAGTCCACCACGACAATGCCGCGAGTCCATTCAGGTGATGGACTGCAAAGAAATCGGAAAACCAGCTCGGATCGAAGCCTGAACCGCGGAAGATCGTCAGGCTATTGAGCGACGTTTTCAGGCCGATTTTCCCGACCTCAAGATAGCCGTGGTTGTTCGCCAGGTACTCTCGCCCTTTGTGGTAGCCGAACTTCTGGAAACAGTAAGTCTTGCTCGACGCGTCGTAGCCGACAAAGGGCAGCGATCGGACGGTCAGAGCGTTGTCGAGCCACTTGCTGCGCAACATGGCGAGGACTTTTTCCCCGCCTTCGAAGTTGCCACCAGGTGTGCGCTCCAGAAGCGACTTGGCGAAGCTGCGGGGATCCCCGATGGAGTTCGGTGCCAACGGCTCTTTGCAGTTCTGTGCCGCATTGGGGAAGTTGAACTGGAAGAAGAACTGCTGGTCACCGCTGAGGGCATCGCGCTGGATATATTCGAAGTGCGGTACGCAGTTGGCCACCTGCTTCATGTCGCAATGTTTTTCGAATTTCGGCCAGTGGCCGTTCACCGTGTCGCCGTCCAGATCCTTATTCAGTTCGTCGGTGTTGATCTTGGCCGAGTAGAGACGGTTCTGAAACTCCACCAGGAAGAAGCTGCGCGGCCGTTTGAGGTACAGCAGAAAGGCCTTTTTGGCTGCGCTGACGGCCACGAACAAGCGACCCTGATAGCAGGCTTCCAACATGAAGTCGTCGTTCAGTTGGCCATCGCGGTAAACATCGTCCCAGTCGCGATCAGCACCGGCGAGCGCGACCCACGCCTTTTCCTCCTTGGCGTACAGTTGGCTACGGTATTTCGGGATTGCAGAGTGGCCGGCCGCGTCGTCGTCCAGGGCGATGATCCAGCGGATCTTCTTGCCTTTGTTCGCCTCGACGATGTCCCAAGGGAAGTTGTTCGCCGAGATAGACGCGACGGCCTTATAGCCGGCGAGGAACAGGGCGATAGCGTGGAAAATGCCCTCTACGACATAGACGCTGTCGCCTTGCTCGATGGTCATGCCAGGCGGAACCCAAGCGCCGCTCTTGTAGGACATCTTCCATTTGATACCGGCTTTGTCACCGCCGTTGGCCGTGACCATGGTCGCGTCAATTATGCGTTCCCAGTAGCCGTCACAAAGCGGGAAACGCACGGTGTCCGCCCACTGACCGTCCGCCATTTTGCGACGGGCCTGCTCGTACCAGCCCTTCATCTTGCTGATGTCGAATCCGCGATTGCGCTGTAGGTAAGCATCGGCCGTGGCGTTGGGATTTAGCTCAGTACGTGGGAATCGCTCGCTGAGGTTTTCGAACAGGTGGCTGTAGCGCTCCCGAGTCTTTTCCTCAAATTGGCATTGGCTCAGGCGATTGCACTTGAGCTGATACGGCTGCTTGCGTGCGATGTACAGCGTGCGTTCGCCACACCCAGGGCATACACCCTTTTGAAAGTAGGTGGTGCCAATGTCTTTGAAGTCCAGATCGTGGTCATGCTCCAGGGCTTCGACCACTTCCAGGCGGTAGATATCTTCGAATTGCATTCCCCAGCCCCTTACTGATCGCCGGTTTTGCTTTTGCTTTTTCCACCCCGAACACGCTCGGCTTGTTCTGTAGCTTCCATGGCCAGGTAAACCATGTTGATGAAGACAGTTCCTTTCTTTTGGCCGGGCTCCTTCTCCCTGACCAGAATCATTCCTTGGTCTATTTTGTGACGAACAGAGCGCTCCGAGAGCCCAGCGCGACGCGCAAACTCATCTGGGGTCACGTATGGCGTGTCGATTACAACCTGCATTTGGTATTCTCCGTGGGTATATATTCTGAAAAAGTTCCATGTATGGAACCATATTGGTTCCACACATGGAACTTGTCAAGGGAGAGGTCGTGGAAATTCCAGCGAAGCTGAAGGCGATACGGGCGAAGGAAGCGCTCACTCAAAATGAGTTTTGCGAGGTGATGGGGATAAGCATCAGCAGCTACAAAAAATACGAAGCTGGCATCGCTGAAATGGGCGCCCCGCCCATCTTCAAAATCGTTAATCACCCGCGATTCAAGAAGTACACCCTGTGGTTAATGACCGGCGACGTAGCACCAGAATGCGGCCAAATCAGCCCCCTCTAACCCCCAATCAGGATTGTTTCGTGAGTCTTTTTCCCATCCGGCACGTGTACGGCTTATGTCATTAAAGAAGCTTGAGTCTGGCGAATGGCTCGTGGACTGTCGGCCAGATGGGCGTGCAGGCGCGCGGATCCGAAAGAAGTTTCGAACCAAGAACGAAGCCATGGTTTTCGAGCGCCGCTTGATGGGAGACGGTGCGAAAGGAGAGTTTGAAAAGAAACCGAAACAAGACGAACGCCGTCTTTCTGACCTGGTTTCACTGTGGTTCAAACTGCATGGATGCCACCTCAAGAGAGGTGAGAAATGTCGGGCATTCCTTGATCGAATGGTTAAAAACCTAGGCGATCCTCGTGCTATCGACTTCTCTGCGAGTAGCTTCACTCAATACCGATCAGATCGGCTGGCCGGCAAATGGGGCCGAGTAAAGGTGGATGAAACCGGTAAGCGAAACGGCGCTACAACGCCAATCACAGCGAACACGGCAAACCACGAGCTGAGTTACCTACGTGCAGTGTTCAATGAGCTGGAGCGCTTGGGCGAGTGGTCAGGTGAAAACCCGTTGTCCAAGGTCCGCGCTTTGAAGTTCGATCAAAGTGAGATGGCGTACCTGTCCAGCGATCAAATATCGCTCCTGCTCACACGACTGGACAAAGAACAATCAGACGTCGGTGTCATCGCACGCGTTTGCCTTTCAACAGGCGCAAGGTGGGCAGAAGCGGCGAATCTGGAACCTGGGCAAGTGAGAGATGGCCGTATCCATTTCACTCGAACAAAGTCAGCCAAAAACCGCACCGTTCCAATCTCGCCGGCACTGGAGACATTGCTGACGAAGTCGATGCCGTTCAAATCGTCATACAGGGAGACCTGGTACACATTTTCCGACGTCGTGAATGAATTGGAGCTTGGTTTACCAAAGGGCCAGGTGACACATGTTCTGCGTCACACCTTCGCCAGTCACTACATGATGAACGGTGGAGACATCCTCACTTTGCAGCGAGTGCTAGGACATTCCACGTTGGAAATGACCATCCGCTATGCACACTTCAGCCCTGGCCACCTTGCGGAGGTGGTCAATTTGAATCCTCTGGCTGGCAACCGTGGACACTTTGTGGGCACTGCGCAAGGAAACCACGCTCCAGCTCACCACAACCAATTCGATACAGCCCTTTAAAATAAAGGGCTTCACCCTCTTAAAAATAAAAGGAACACAAAATGAGTGACCTGATTTCCTACCATCTCGAAGACGGTATCGCGACCCTGACCTTGAGCAATGGCAAGGTCAATGCCATCTCTCCAGACGTGATTGTCGCGTTTAACGCTGCGCTGGATCGGGCGGTAGCGGATC